TAATCATTACCAAGTGATAGTTTTGTAAGGCAAAAGCAATCTTTGAATGACCGCTTCTCTTCTAACATGTGATGGCAAATAAGAAGTTCTTTCAGTATCATACAGGTCAGCAGCGGTTATCAACATTGCTTGTTTGATCATATAAGGACAACTTGCATCGGTCATATAGAACATACTGCTATCGATGAACATATTGCAATACTCAACTGAAGTAGGTATGATAATATCGGAGATATAAGCATCATCATCATTCGTACTAGGGTCAATCCTAAGGTGAGTTTTAACTTCAGAAAGTGATATTGGATATGACATTGGTTTAGTTTATTTTAAAATAGAGAAGAATCCGAAGACTCTTCTCTTTTTTGGTATAGTATATTAGGGATTAACCTATTGAAGCATCAGTTAAGATACTGAATGCTCTTGGGTTTGCACAACCAGTGTCGAACATTCCAACTACTGTAATGTTAATAAGACCTTTGTCCGCTGAAGTGTAAGGGTCAACGATCAGTTCAATATTTGAGAATGAACCAACGATTGCTCTTGACCAGTCACCAAAGTAGATTTTGGTAGCGTTTGCCTGTGGAACTCCAAATGCTGGATATCCGTTGACTTCGTTGTTGTTCCATATTGCAGATTGGTTTGCAAGTGCAGCAGTACCTTTCAAATATCCTTTAATAGTAGGAGTTGTAACATATGCTTGATTTGCGATAGACAAACCACCGATAGATGCATCCATTGCAAGCAATTTAGGATAACTAAGAGTTGTTCCACCGTAGTTACTGATACGAGTTGAAGCATCCACATCTATTTGATCAAACATATCGGAAACAACTGCTGTCCATAAACCATTTGTAAGGTTCTGAAGCATAGAATTGTATACACCAGCGTTAGTCTGTGTAAGAGTTTCTCTAGATATTGACTGTTTGTGAGTAAGTCTACGACCTGCCAATACGATTGATGAAGTTTGCATGTTTGCAGAAACTGCACCAGTGTTTTCTCCAGGAAATGTTGCAACATCTTCAGCCATGTTAGGAACTACGAAGTTACCAGTAAGACCTTCATAAATAGTTACACCTAATTGACGTAAGAAAGCTTCACCCGGTGATGTAAGAATATCGATCTTTGGAGCAACAGTCTTGTTGATGATATTAGCATCAGTTGTAGAAAGGAAAGGGTCAGCACGTAATTCGCTTAAACCTGTGAATGTAGAAGACTTACCGTTATCAACTGCATCTTTCAACCAGTCGCGGAACTGTATTGATAAAGGTTTGCTTTCAGTGCGAACTTCAACTGCTTTACCAACTTGTTTGTTCAGTTCGTCTTGTCTTTCGATCATACGTACATTTTCGTCAAGGGCTGTTACTTCCTTATCAAGTGTGTTCCAAAGGGTCGTTTCTGCTTCATCCTTTGAACGATTTTCGGTCAAAACCTTATTTACTAAGTCTGACATAAGAGCTATCTTAGATGCACGCTCTTGTTTTAATTCATAAATGTTTTTCATCTTTTTGGTTTATTTATTTTTAAGTTGTAGAAGGTGTACCATATCTTTGTATGGTTCTTCATTTATTCTGACAAGGTCTTTGATGTGTTCATCTTCAAACTCTTCAAAACCTCTTGCATAGACTTCCGTCTGTGGATAGGCCGCATTTGTTACCACGCTAACATCAGATAGATTTGCGATTTTCGAAATACGTCTAAGGGGTACTCCCTCACCGTTTCGTTCCCATTTCTGTCCTTCACCAACTTGGAAAGCAAAAGAATTTTCTGCTATATCACCTCTTAAAACCATTTCATACACATCTTTAGCGATACTTGTATTGTTCAACACCGCTCTGAAATACAATCCTTTATCATTTTCTGTAAGGGTTAAACTATTGTTGATAGTTCTTGCAAGTATCCTGTCCTTTGAATGATTGAATGTTAGATAAACATCACCCTTCAACACATCTCTAAATGCACCTTTATCAATTATTTCGATAAATCGTTTACCATTCTCAGGAATCAACCTGCTTTCTACATCATATAGTGCAGCGTATCCTTCAAGTATTTGGTTGTCACCATCTTTGGATGCTCTTAGTTCCAATTCTTGGTCGTATATTCTATATTCCGTCTTCACTGTTTTGAATTATTTTATTATATATCCGTTAAATCGAGGGCGGTACTTTTTGGTCAGTTTTATTGTTAAGAACACCACTTTCGATGCTCTTAACCTGTGTAAGTATGTAATGATCATCACCACCTTGTGCATATGTTGGGAATCCTTCGATTTTTGCCATTTGGTTTGGAGTTATGACACCCATACCGAACAGACTCTTCATATTTTCAATTCTGGTTTTGGCATTCCGTTGATTCTTTCTTCTGAAGTTAATAGTTTAAACTCAAGTTCCTGACGATACATTCTCAATATTGGTCTGATTGTGTTTGTCTTATAGTTTAGTTGTAACTGTTCAAGGTTGCTGAACTTGGAACTTTCAAAGTTGCCTAACATATGAGGTGGTACTTTGTAAAGTGCTGCGATCTGGTCTGCATTGAAACGAATTGTAGATATAAATTCAGCATCAGCAAACGAAAGAGTAATGTCTTGCAATTCAGTGAAAGGTGGCAATGATATGATCTTACCTGCGTTCTTAAAACCACCATATTTAGCGGTGAAGTCTGTAACCTTATCTTGCCATTCCTTTGGGTTTATACCTTCAGGTATTGTAGTCTTAAGTGCCTTAGGTGATGTTGCATTGTTATCGTAGAACTTATCGATTGTTGTAAATGCCTTATATGTTGTTGAAAGGTTGAGTCTAAGTTTTTCAAGTGGGTTCATACCCCATACACCGTTGTTTGTAAGACTTCTAAAGTGTAGAAAGTCAATACTATCAACCCATTCTGCCGCAGATTGATCGTCTATTTGGTAATAATAATACAGTTTGTCATCAACTATCTTATATGTAGTAATTCTGGAAGGGTCAACTATTGTTAATGAGCATACAAAACCGTTAAGGTCTCTGTTAATCTTTGCAAATGCATTACCTTTTATGTTCCTTATATACTCTAATGTTGAAAAGAATACGTTTGATGATGTATAACTGTTAGGGTTGTAGTGTAATAATGAATAACGGTTGTCATTTTTCATTACTGATTTCTCACCTTTATCATCATTCATATGGATGTTAATTGGAAAACTTCCAATGTCATCAGATAGAATCTTACAACTTGTGTATACAGATGAAATGGTTTCACCCATATTTATGTTGAAGTTTATAGTTGTGAAGTTTAGATAATCCTGTAAACGCTGTATTTCAGCACTTTCGGCAGCAACAATAACAGTTGGACTACTAAATAGGTTTGAGAAAAAGCTCATATTTGATGGTTATTTTCTCTATATATCCTCACTTTTTGAGGACAGCATCCATAAAAATATTAGCAGCATTTTTATTCTTTTTCAATACACCTGCGATACAGTTTAAGAGTGATATGACACCATCGATAGAATCAGAACTTGAGTTTTTATCAGGTTTGTAACTTCCGTTCATGTCTATTGCAATCACAAGGTTTCTAAAGTTCCATGACATACATTTATTTGTTTGTATGGTTAGTAGGTGTCCATACATCAGGCTTTCTAAGAATCTAATAGCACCATCAAAGTTCTTTGCAATTGGGGCAATAGGCACACACCATATTCCAGCATTCTTTACCTCATTAAGAATCCTATCAAAGTGCCAAGGGTCGTAGTACAATCCTTTGACATCATATGTATTGTTTAAATCTATGATCTTTGCCAACACCATATCGTAATCAATTGTAGGTGTCGTACAGGCATTTATATACCCTAGATCGACCCATCTATTGATATCAATGTTTCCTTTTCGTAATGAATTGTCACCAGATTTGACAAAAAGGAAGAACGATCTTGCATAAAATCTATGTCCAGCATCCCATAAGCAGACAATTGAGGTCAAATCTCGTGTTGCGGATAAGTCAAGACCGATATAACATGGTAAATTCTTTACAGTTTCTTCATCAAAATCACCAAAAGAATCCTGTAAAACATCATTATCAAGCCATTGTGAGTTCTCTTCAAGGAACATATTGAACCTTTTGGTGATGAAATCACTCAATAATGATGGTATCGATTTGTTCGTGTTGAACTGGTCACTAAAAGTTCTGAAATCAAGTATAGTTCCAAGTGCAGGGTTTGCCTTTATCCAATTTGATTCATCGTAAATATCGTCACCCTCTTCCAACTCATATAACATATAGAAGAACCTGTCATCAGACGTAACCTCTCTCAAAACATTCCTACCTGCCTCAACAAGTTGAGCACAAAAACTATCCTTACCATAACCTGCTGTCGATATCAAAAACAACATTGCATTGTCCTTTGTACCTAAAGCATTCTTAATTACGTTAAACTTTTGTGCATTTTTATATGTATGTACCTCATCAAGAATACATGAGGTTGGGTTTAGACCTTCCAAACGGTCTTCGATTGCTGGTACTGTCTTACAAATACCGTATCTTGTCCTATCTTTGAATATTATTTTATTGGATTGCATCGCCTCAAGTCTTAAACTTAAAGCAGGTGAACTCTTTATCATCTCCTTCAATGCTCTAAATGATGTATCTATCGCTTGAGTTTGACTACCTGCAACCAATATTGACTGTGGAAATGACACACCATCAGCAATCATAAAGTATAATTGAAGAAATGCACTGAAACAAGTCTTGCCGTTCTTCCTTCCAATGAAAAGAAATGCATACAGATACTTTCTAATACTCGTATCTTTGAAGTAAAGTCCGAACAATGCAGATATGATAAAACATTGGAATGGTTCTAATATCAACCTTTTCTTTTTGTCAAGGAAAACATAGTAAGCAAACTTAAATACCTTTTCAACTGCCTCTGGTCTCCAATCAAGGTCGATACGGTCAATGTCTTTTTGATGTCTTCTTACAGCAAGTTTTATATTCTCATTTGATACAATAGTGCCGTTCAATATATCTTCACAATACTGGTTTGACTTATTCCAACAATCATTTATATAGTCTTCTTTAGTCATCTCAAAAGTCGTTGTCAAATTCGTCAGCAGGCTTTTTCTCAATTATTTTGAGTGTGATTCTGTCCTTTCTTGATATGCCAAGTTTGACACTACATGTATGAATTTGATCAAGACACTTTTGGTAAGTTCCGAATGCAGGGTTTTCTTTTATTGTAAATATGCCGTTACCGTTAGAGATATTAACTTGAAGACCATCATTCTTTAACATCACATTCAACTGTTCAGCATAACCTATATTGGTTAAAAGGATATCGATGATCATATCGTCTACATCTTCATAATTACCTTTGCGTTTTAGGTGTTCAACTATTTGATTTTTAAGATTCACCGCCATATGATATTGTCATTTTATATTCTATATATCTGATGGTGAGTTGGGGGATTGAGAGTCACACAGGAGTGATTAATGGTGGTAAAAACAGTCAAATGATACCCCTACTTTTCTGTGGTGCGCAGGTTGTCACATCCATACTGCATAATGATTTGGGTGCGCGTGCTTGGTATCATCTCAATAGCCCCTTTCACTACCAGACATTGACACATAAAAAAAGGGACTCTAATATTAGAATCCCTTGTCTTCAATTGGTGAGGTGAAGGATGTTATGCGGTCACTTCTGATTGTGGTTCGGTTGTCTCGTCCTTCGCAGGTTCGGTCACTACGGTCGTGGTTGTCTTGCGTCTTACGACTTTCTTAGGTGGCAATTGTTTCTTCAACTCTGCGATCATCTTCTTGGAGTTTGCAACCTCGTCTGTCAGTTCCTTTGGGCATTTGATCTTGGATTCTGTGAGTAGGATAAGTGACCTGTTCAACTTACGTAATCTTTGTTCAAGTTTGTAAAGGTCTTCACGTGATTGGTGTACTACGACTTTGTTAATTACTGTCAATACTTTTGATACTTCAACACTTGATGGGGTTGTTTTCAACCACTCTTCTACTGATGTAAATGCTTTCATGATGTAAGATTTAAAATTGATAAATGAATAATTAAATTGTATGGTGTAATTATAACTACAATCCATGTGTTGTGTCACCGACTTTCACAGAATATGCTGATTATCACGTTATTAATATTCATTTCACACAACGTGCTTAATTAGTATTGCTCCATCTTCTAATATAGATACCTCAACATGAGTCATGGGATAGAATCCAGCGTTTGATAACCAATTACCTTTAAGAGTAATCTGCGGTACAACGTGCATGTTCTTTGAGTATTTCCTTTGACGATACTGTGTCTGAATCTTAAGTGTTCTCTTCTTCATATCAATCTTCGTTAGGTAGCATTATAGTGATTGAAGGTTGTGGGTCGTCAAAGTCTAATGCACCTACTGTAGCGTGTAGTGTTACCAATCTTTGGTTGGTATATTCTATTACTTCATTCGGTAATAGATCAATGTTGGTAGGTATGAACACAGACACCTTAAACTTAAGGAAGTCTGTAACATTCGGTGTTACTTTAGTGTAGTGCTTAAACATTGTGAAGATATCCCATAGTCTAAGGTCTTCGGTGTCTTCGCAACCTTCTGGTAACTTAACATACCTATCATACACTGTTGTTGTTAGGAACACTGGGTATTTGATACCTGCCTCGTCTCGTGTCTGCGGGTTTGCCTCTACCTGTAACCCGTCTTCAATTGATTGTTTACGTGTGTAGGTGTAAATGAAATCCCATTCTTTTTTGTCTTCTCTCATAACTGTTTTATTTTACATTATCATTGTGTTGTTAAATATAAAACAATTATTTGAATCCGTAAAAAGATTAAATCATTTTTATTTTATTTGTTTGGTTGTTGACTATCAATAATTTAAAGATCAATTCAAATTATAAAGCACTTTAATGGTTGTTAATTTGATTTGATATTGTTTTAATGGTTATATTAGCAAAAATATTAATCATTTAAATACTATCGAATATGAAACCAATTGTGCTTTATCTACGAGTATCTACGTTAGATCAAAATGTTGACTCACAACGTGAAGACCTGACAAAATGGTGTAAGAACAACGACTTTAACATTGTGTCTGTATTTGGTGAGACTGTTTCTGGTTACGACCCTAACGCAGAAAGGTTGCAGTATGACCTTATGAAGAAGTATGTAGTAGAAAAAGGTGTGAAGGATATCGTAGTTTGGGAGATAAGCAGACTCTCACGTTCGTTGCTAAAGACTGTGAATGAACTGGACTATTACAGTAAGTTAGGAATAAACGTACACTTTAAGAAGGAGAACCTTGAATCGCTATCGAACAATGTAACGAACCAACTTCTGTTAACGATACTTTCAAGTATGGCACAGATGGAACGTGATACTTTCATTGAACGTGGTAACAGAGGTAGGATGTCTTCGGCAATGCAAGGTAAGAACATTTCATACAGTACATTACCTTATGGGTATAAGAGCACTGATAAGGTTTTAGGTGTTGACGAGACTGAATCAAAGATTGTAAAATTGATATTCGAAAAGACTGTGAACGGTGATACACTTTATAGTATTGCGGAACATTTAAACTCGTTAGGAGTTCCAACCAGAAGGACATTGGACAATAAGGTAAGGACACTTAAGAACGGTGAAGAGAAAGGTTTTGTATGGAAACCTCAGTCGATCAAGCATATAATAAACAGAACACTATACAAAGGCATACGAACATTCAAAGGTGTTGAGATTAATGTACCTTCAATAGTTAGCGTTGATATCTGGGATAAGGCACAGGAAAGGTTTGAGAAGAACATCGGGTATCACAACAGGACAAAGTATGATTACCTATTCAAAAGTAAGTTGACTTGTGGTAAGTGTGGAAGAACGTTGGTTACATATAAGGATAAGAAATCTGTTCACGCATACTACCTTTGCACTGGTCTTATGGATAGTTTGATAAAGTGTGACAACGGTAGGTACATCAACTCACGTATGATTGATGAAAACTTATACAAGGCAATGTTCACCCACCACTTCATTGATGAAATATTGACACAGAAAGCGACACCAGCGGTCGAGATTGAATCGAAACGTGAACAGATAATATACTATAACAATGAGG